TGTTGGCCGCGCTTGTCCCGGTTATCCTTGTCTGCCTGCCGAGCCCGGGACAGGGCCTCCGTCCGGCGCTTCAAGGTGTCGAGCTGACTTCCCAGGCGGACGGATTCCGTACCGAGATTGCGGGTGTCAACGCCAGCCGAATGCAAGGAGGCCCTGAGTTCCCTCAGAGCCTCCCGCTGCTTTGTCAATGCCGCACCAGCCTTTTCCGCAGCCTGTTCAGCCGCACGCATTTCCCGTGTCTGTGCAGCAATGGGCGGCCCCATCGCCGCATACGCAGCACTGAGTTCATCGGCGCGCTTTCTGGCCTGCCCATAGGCCCTGCCAAGATCATTGGTCTGAGCCTTCATCGCAACGAGCTGATCGACCTTGACCTTTTTGTTGTTCAGGCTGGATACCTTGGCTCCCAGCGTGCCGAGCTGATTCTTCGCATCGCGGACCGCCGCCCCAAGCGACGACGCAACCGTGGCGCCTATGGTGATATTGACCGGCTTTCCTGCCATGACGCTACTCCATTCCAACTCTGGACAGCTTCCGTGCCCAGTACAGAGATTCCATCAGCTCGTCCGTTTCAAGAGCGAGAATTTCAGACCGGGACCAGTGCGTGTAGAGGGCCAGTTCCATGATCAGCCCCGGAAGGTCGCTGTCCTCTATGACAAAAAAGTCTGAAGCACCTTTTGCAGCTTGCCGTAATCGGCCATGTCCATTTCATGAAGTGCTTCAGGCGCCACGCCGCACAGGTTCGCGAGCAACGCGATTTCCTGCGTGGCCGCATCCTTTCCGGCTCGTCCTGCGGCGAGCTGGTCGGACACTCTCGGGCGTCGGGAAATCACCATCTCTTCATGGAGTTCTCCCTGATAATCATAAGGGTAGTCGAGTTTCACACGGATCGGTACCATTCTTTTACTCCTTTGCAGTTTACTTTTATAGCACTAAGTGCTATATAGATACTCATGAAACACATACTGAAGACCCGGTACTTCGCCAAATGGATGAGCAAAACGGAATTGAACGACTCCGCGCTCTGCAAGGCCGTCAGCGAAATGGAACGCGGCCTGATCGACGCCGATCTGGGAGGTGGGGTCGTCAAGAAGCGCGTGGCCCTTCCCGGTCGTGGCAAGAGCGGCAGCACACGTACCCTGCTGGCGACCAACAAGGCTGACAGATGGGTTTTCGTTTTTGGCTTTGAGAAGAATGACCGAGCCAACATCACGTCCAAGGAACTCAAGGCCCTGCAGGAAATCGCCAAAGATTTGCTGACCATGAGCGAGCACGACATCAAAGCCTGCCTGCAACAGGGCGGCATTACGGAGATATGCAATGAACACCAAGTTTAAGAGCAGAATCCTTGAGGCCGTACACGACACGGCCTCTTCCCTCCACGAAACCGGATGCCTATCCGGCGAGCGGATGAAGGAATACGACGCCCTGTGCGTCGAACCCGTTCCCGCCTATGGGAGCGAGGAAATCCGCGACCTGCGCCGCAGGCTGGAAATCAGCCAGCAGGCTCTGGCGACCGTCCTTAACACGAGCCTGTCCACCGTCCAGAAGTGGGAAATCGGCGCTAAAAAGCCGGGAGGCCCGTCCAGCAAGCTGCTGTACCTGCTGGACAGGAAAGGACTTGAAGTTTTACTTTAAGTTCTACATCCCGATGGCGGACCGGACGGAGTCCATCTGATCGATCCCGCCGATTTTCCGTACCAGATTCCTGGCGTCGATTTCGACGAGTTCGTTTCCCTGCATCGCCAGCTTGTAATACTTGACGGCGACCTTCACCTTCAGGACGGACTTGTCCCCCGGCTTCCACGTCCCGGGATCGATTTCCGTCCAGCCGCCGCGCAGATTGACCACCACGGGCACGGCATCCTTGCCCTGTCGCTGGAACGCGCCGCGCAGCGTGATCTGGACATCCTGCGCATCCAGCAGGCCGAACAGCTTGAACAGTTCCGGGTCATGGTCGGAAATGGTCAGTGTGGATTCCATTTTATCCATGCCGAGATCAATCAGAACCGGAACGTCCATGCCTCCTGCACGATGTTCTTCCGTCTTCAGAGTAAGCTTGGGCAGCTCGATTTCATCGACGCGCCCGGCATACCCCCGGCCATCGACAAAGAGATTCATGTTCTTGAGAACGCGAGGCGTTTCGATGCTCATCGGAAAATCTCCTCAATGTAGTCGTCGACCAGATGCGACTGGAAAGTGACGCGTTCCGCAGGGTAAGGAGGCGTGAAGTCGAAGTTGAAGTAGACGTGTCCGTCCGAAACGGCGG